TAGAAATAGACACTCTTTCAGGCAGTTCTAATCTATACAATACGTCTATAGGTACTCATGTTATTCAGTACGCCGATTTGAAGATAGGAGGACAAACAATAGAACGTATAACCGGGGATTTTATATACATGTATAATCAATTGAATAACAACACAGATGAAACTGGAACAACTTTATATTACCTAACTAGTCATAACAGGTTATCTAATCCAACTACAGAATTATATGTGCATCTTCCATTTTATTTCTTCAGGAACCCAAGTTTAGCTATACCTGTGTGTGCTATAACTAAACAACTCGTAGAAATAGATATAAAATTCAGGGATGTCGACGACGATATATCTTTTAACTACACATCATCAAATTCTATAAATGTAAGAAAACGAACTACAAATGGAAGTATAAAAAATGCTTCCATCATAACAGATTTTTATTTTGTTTCTGAGGATGAGCGAAACTTTTTACTCACGAGACCCATAGAATATTTAATCACACAATTACAAGTATCTAAATTGCTATATAAACCAAATGAATCAAAAAAATCCGCACTTTTAAAATTTAAAAATCCAGTCAAAGAGATGTTTTTTATGGCAAAAGAAGAATATTCTGAAAATCCGTATCAAGTAGAATGGTACCAAGTGGGAACCGATATAAATGGTTCAGGAGGTGAATCATTTGGATCGTCGGTTGCTATGAGTTCGGATGGAAAACGTATAGCTGTAGGAGCTATGAACCATAGTAGCGATGATGGTGAAGTACGCGTGTACGATAATGTGGGGGGTCAATGGACGCAAGTAGGACCATCTATTCCTGGTGCAACTAACGAGAGGTTTGGACAATCTATCTCTATATCTTCGGATGGTATGCGAGTAGCCGTGGGTGCAGCTTATGGTACCGAAACGATAAAGGTTTATGAATACTCGAACGCGTCTTGGAACAAAATATTTGAAGCGAGTGGAGTTTCAGGTGATCAATTCGGGAAAACAATTTCTATATCATCGGATGGTAAACGTGTTGCGTCTGGTGCGTTAAGTGATACTACAAACACTGGATATGCTCGTGTTTATGATATAGATTCTCAAACATTATTAGTTCAGTTAGCAGGTGCGAGTACCAATGAATATTTTGGTTCGTCTGTTTCTCTGAATTCTGATGGTACACGATTAGCTGTAGGTGCTGATCAATACCAGAATGGTAATGGTTATGTAAAAATTTATACAGAATCTGAAGGTTCGTGGTCATCCTTGGGTCAAATTTCGGGAGAAAGTAATGGTGATAGATTCGGACATGCAGTTTCAATCTCTTCAAATGGAAATCGCGTCGCCGTAGGAGCATATGTACATGCTAGCAATCGAGGACATGTCCGTATTTACGAATATTCGGGTGGTACTTGGAATAAAATTGGAATTGATTTAGACGGTGAAGGTTCTGGTGATGAATTTGGGTTTAGTGTATCATTATCATCTAACGGTAAACGTGTTATGGCCGGTGGCCCAAAGTATGAGAGTGATGATAGAGGTGTTGTGAAAGTGTACGAAGAAACCGATGGAACTTGGAATCAAGTATTTTCGAATATTGGGGGAGGGGCGGGTGATAAAATGGGGAGAGTTGTATCCATGTCGAGTGATGGAAATGTTATAGTTGCAGGTTCTAGTTTGGCTACAAGTCAAGATGGAAAAGTTGTGGTATACACATGTGTGGTGTTTGAAAATCGTCTCATGGATACTACAACAAATGATCAAGCTTTAACACCCTTATCTACAACAATTCCTGGTACAAATACGTTTCAGATAACAAAATTAGGTCAAGACATCGACGGGGAGGCTGCGTATGACCAGTCTGGGTACTCGGTATCTATGTCCTCAGACGGCACGCGCATGGCGATCGGCGCCATAATGCCCCCCCAGGGCGGCGGCATCACCGGCGGGACCGGTAAGGTTCGGGTGTACGAATGGGACAATGTATCTTGGAGCCAGCTTGGCGCAGATATTGACGGCGAGAGTGCGGAAGACTACTTTGGCACTTCAGTGTCTATATCCTCTGACGGCACGCGCGTTGCGATCGGTGCACCATTTAATAACCCCACCAATACTGCTGCCGGCGACAGAGTCGGCCATGTGCGCGTGTACGAATGGGACAATGTATCTTGGAGCCAGGTGGGTGGCGATATTGATGGCGAGGCTGTGGGCGACCAGTCTGGGTACTCGGTATCTATGTCCTCAGACGGCACGCGGGTGGCGATCGGCGCTTTGTTTAACGACGGCACCGCCTCCAACGCCGGCCACGTGCGGGTCTATGAATACGATGCTACTTATGGTTGGAATAAAATTGGAAATGATATCGACGGCGAGGGTTATGGAGACCGGTCCGGGCGATCAGTATCTCTATCATCGGATGGCACGCGGGTGGCGATCGGTGCATATATTAACAACCCCACCAATAATGGTGCCGGCGTCGACATCGGCCATGTGCGTGTGTACTCAGAGAGCAGCGGGGCGTGGAGCCAGTTGGGTGGCGATATCGATGGCGAGGCGCGAGACGACTTGTCCGGGTGGTCAGTATCTATATCAGGAGACGGTACGCGGGTGGCGATCGGCGCTCCCTACAACGACCCTAGCACCGGTAATAACGCCGGCCACGTGCGTGTGTATGATTGGAACAATGTATCTTGGAGCCAGGTGGGCCAAGATATCGACGGCGAGGCTGCGGCCGACAACTCCGGGTGGTCGGTATCTCTATCATCGGATGGCACACATTTGGCGATAGGCTCTCCCTACAACGACCCTAGCACCGGCGATGACGCCGGCCACGTTCGGGTGTACGTCTACAACAGCGTCACTCCTGCGTGGGAGCAGGTAGGGTCAGATATAGACGGCGAGGCTTTGGACGACTTGTCCGGATACTCGCTATCTATGTCCTCAGACGGCACGCGCGTGGCGATCGGCACTCCTTTCAACGACGGCAATGGCATTTCGACCGGTCGGGTGCGTGTGTACTCTTTGACTGAAGCTAGCAATACAGATCAAACCATTAACATAATCTTATCAGGTAAACGTTCCGATTATAGATCGATAAAGAATATAAAATTTGATTGTAATGGTGAAACCATATTTGATCAAAGTGGGCAATATCTGGCATACGAACAATCACTTCGTCATCATACAGGGTGCCCGAGTCCCGTGTATGAATTTTATATGTACTCCTTTTCTCTTCAACCCGAGATGTATTACCCCACGGGACAATTAAACATGAGTCGTATAATACACAAAAAGATAGATGTTGAATTGGAAGATGTCTCGTCACTATCAAAAACTAACCTATCTATTTACGCCCAAAATTACAATGTACTTCACGTAGAAAGTGGTTTAGCGGGCTTAAAATTTTAACGTATAGTATTAGGAATGGCGGGACGATTACAACTCGCCACGAAGGGTACTCAGGATATATTCTTCACAGACGATCCAGAGTACACGCACTTCGTAAAAAATTTCAGGAAACATACAAACTTCGCGAAATATGAAGTAAACCATGAATTAGATGGAAACCTAGAATATGGAAGTACTTTAAGATGTACGATTCCTAACAATTGTGGTGATCTCATAAAAAACGTTAGTGTTCAGTTCGAACTTCCACCTCTCACGTTTGGTACTACGTATACATACATAGAATCTATAGGTCATGCGTTGATTGAATATATAGATTTGATCATAGGAGGTCAGGTTATTCAGAGAATACCAGCAGATTGGCTCCAGATACACTCCGAAAACTACATAACTCAGACGAAACAAACGAATTTGTCCAAATTAATAGGTAAATGTCCAGACGAACTTTCGGGAACAAAGGTCAGTGATACAAAAATACAAGGATATTTGGGAACCGCAACTACTCCCCGAAAATGTATAATAGACATACCCTTTTATTTTTATAATAATCCGGAATTGTCTCTCCCTTTATGTGCACTTACCCGGCAAGAATGTGAAATAGAAATTAAATTAAACACTCGAGAAAAGTGTATAACCGATTTACCGGCGAGCGCTTCACCCAATAATACGACATTCAATGTTGTTGAGAATGGTACGACACAATATATAATAGACGGAGCGACCCACCCCACTCTTACATTGATAAAAGGGAACACGTACAATTTTACATACAATAAATCTGGGCATCCTTTCGCATTGAGAGAAACGGATGGAACATCATACGCGAATGGTTTAAGTTCGACAACGGATCCCGCAACTTTTATAGTTCCACTCGATGCGCCGAATACGTTGGAGTATTATTGCACACAGCATCCATCATCTATGAAAGGAACTATAAATCTAATTTCTTCAGGTATATATGATGTGGGTATAAACTCGATGTCTCTCCAAACAGAAATGGTACAACTCGGAGACCCAGAACGGATAAAATACCAATCAGAAGAAGTGAATCATATCATAACACAACTCCAAGTGAGTAGGGATACGATTCCGGCCAATACAAACCCTTTTAAACATAGAA